GGGACTTGCGGCATCGCTTGCGGTGGCATTGGGAATTGCGGCATCGCTTGCGGTGGCATTGGGAATTGCGGCATCGCTTGCGGTGGCATTGGGACTTGCGGCATTGTTTGCGGCATTGCTTGCGGCATTGCTTGCGGCATCGCTTGCGGCATCGCTTGCGGCGGCATCATTAAATCCCGCACTGAAGGCGGCATGCTGTTATAATCTAATTGCGGTGTTGCTTGAGGCGCAAAATTAGGCGCAGCTGCCGCGGGGCGTGGCATCATTAACTCACGCACTGAAGGCGGCATGCTGTTATAATCCAAACCTTGTGGAAAACCCGCAGGAGGAGCTAGCCCAACACCAGGACCTTGGTTTGTAATCGGAGGTTTTGGCATTACGTCTGGGCGGCCCAAGTCCGCTTGAAAAGGTATATCGTCCGCATTTGGAATAGGAGGTTTAGGCGTCATATCTGGGCGGCCCAAATCTGCCTGAAAAGGCTTGTTGTTGGGATCATTAAAAATTGGTTTTGGCCTCGCATAAATTCCTGTTTTTAAGAAAGGGTTGTTGTCCCCTCGTCGGCTTATAGGGGGCTTTTGAGTGGAAGGAGGTGAATTGCTTGATTTTATAGGCAAAGGAGTACCGCCAACTTTAAAGTTTTGACGTTCCTCTGCGAGCCGTAGCGCGTCTAAAATATCTTGGTGCATAAGCCTAAATCCTCATGTTTTCTAAGAGCCATTCAAATACTTTGGTTACTTATGTTCCCCAATAGTTTTGACGACTTACATTGTTAAGATGCCAAATATGGTAAATTTGCTTTGCCGTGGATGTCGCAGGAATACAAGCAGTCACATCTTCCACTTGGCGAACAAATCTTCCGCTATGTATATTTTTAAGTTGGGGTCTGCGTAGTGTAGGGTTTAGTTTACAATGTTCTTTTTCTGTTAAAATCCTGAGATTTTCTACGTCATTGTCCGAGTGCTTGCCGTTTATGTGATCTACCTGCTCTTTAAGTTCTAATGGTCTTATGAATGCTGCGGCAACAAGTCTATGAACAAGAAAATGGCGGCTGGACACATCTCGGGTTTCGTTTTTTCTTAACAAAACTGACGCGTAAGGTCTTTGCCTGCCCTTATCCGGATGTATGTGTAATTTCATTATTTTTTCCGGCATCAAGCAATTTCCGCCGCCCTTTGTCTTACGTAATCTCGACAAAGATTTAACACGACCAATATTGCTCACTTGGTAGTGACCTTCATAATCTTTAATGTCACGCCATTCTTCATTTTTCATGTTTTTCACTTAGCATATCTTTGGCCAGACGCAGAGCATTTTCCACAACAACGCCCCCATCCGAATGGCAATTCCACGCTCTTAAAGAAAGCGCTTTTCGAGTGGGCCGCCCTTTTTCGTCTTTAAGGGGGCCCTGAGACGCTCCCATACGGGCGCAGAAGGATTTTCTTCGAGCCGCGTCTTTTTCAGTCTTCGGATGCGGAGCCGGCGGTTTAATGTCGTGACCCTGTGCGCGTAGAGAGGCTCGGCCTTTTTCGTTCAAGCCCCCAGCTGGATTTTGTCCTTCCTTGCGTGTCCACGCGCCGCCGCCACTTGCAAATACCTGTTCCTCCGTCGGCGTCTTGGCATGATGCTCGTAGACAACCTCGGCCTTCTTACCCGGAACCTTTTCTTTCACAATCGTCGATGTCAAGCCTTGCTGCATCGACGCGCCGTGAACGCCCTCGTCCTTAATGTTCTTCGCCATATTAGACATTGTGCGCGACGCAAGATCCAACGCATCTTCGATCTGGGCGGCACCGCCTGTAGCAATCTTTAATTTCTTTGGCTTACGAACTCGACCCAGTTTCTTAAAATGAATTTTACCCACATCCGAACGTGGTTTCCGCATTCCCATCTTTATTGGAATTTCAACCGGAGATGCAACAGATGGAATTTCTATGTTCTTCGCCGTGTAAGGCTTGACCTTTGCAACATCAAATGGCGACGAAAGTGACTTTGAGTGCGTATACGGAACTTCTTTCACCAGATCCGCCGGACCTTGAATGTCTGGAACGCCGCCGTCAGCATAGCCCGACTTCGCAAGCGTGTGATGAAAACGCTTTGGATGCGTTTCGCTTAACGCAACATCGAGCGCGTGTCTTACTTTGTCGTTCATTTTGGTTGGTCTTTCAACAGAACCGCCGCCGGCATACTGTCCGGACATCATATAATCGTAAAGTTTGTCCAGATGCTTTTTCTGATCGTCCGTATATTCCATATACTCAATGTCACTTGCCGGACCTTGGGAATGCGGCAGGTCGCGTTTATTTGCAAGATAGGAACGCGCTGCGGCATCCATCGCATTTTCATACGCTTTTTGCTGCGGCAATTTATCTTTGATAGAGTATTTGTAATCTTCCCGCCGACGCAGTTCTTCCAATTGTTCTGGCGACATCGTGGGGAGTAATGTTTTTCTTGTTTCAATTGCGCGAGGATCTGCGTGCAAAAGCTCAAGAGCTAAATCTGCGCCTGACATCTCAGGGCGATAGACCTCAATACCCGTTCGGTCCATCGGAAATTCTTTAGGGCGCGTCGATCTTGGATTTTTAGGATCGCCTGTTTCTCTTGGCGGATATGTCTCTGCGTAACCGCCCTGACGACCCATGTTATATTTCACAACAGGATTGACGTTTTTCCATATGCCGGGAAATGCACGCGCTGCATCTTCGCCCGCAAATTCAACTGGCCGGCGTGGTGGCTTTGGAACGCCGCCATCTGCTTTTGCCGCGCGCATATTATCCACCAAATTTGGATAAGGGCGACCCGCTGCTTTTGCCGCAGCCTTTGCGCTTGACTTTTCTTTCTTTGATAAATGTTCCGGCTTGCCTAAGTTCTTTGGACGCGGCTTATCCCAGACGTCGCCGCCTTCTGCATATCGCTGGCGTTCCTGCGCACTCTTTGATCTTGTTGGATCAACCGGCATATCTTTTCTTCTTGGAACTGGAGCTTGCTGTTGCGCGGACGCAGAGGATTGCCGCGCCTGTTCATTGCGCATCTGTGCGATTTGAAGCGCGCGTCTTATTGCTCCATTAATCATTGCTCTGACCCACCTTCTGGTGTGTTGCCGCCTTGCAGGTTAATGATTGCTTGCTGAATTGCCTGCTCACGTTGCGCACGGCGCGTGTTTGCGGCGCGTTGATCTTCTGCAACTATATCTTTGCGGTGCTGCGCATCTTTCTGACGTTGCTCGTGCCCTTGCTGCGCTTGCTGCTCTATGCGCGACTCAAGAAGGTCGTTCTGATGCTTGCGATCTTGATCCGCAAGGTCCAAACCCTTTAACTCTTTTGCCTGCATCATCGACGCGAACTTCTGACGCTCATCATGCGTTAATTTCTCACGATGAACGAGTGCCGACTGACGAAGTTTCATATTCTCAAGCTGCAATTTGTTCGCTTGATCTATCAAACCCATCTTTGCATCCGTCTCGGCAATCTGCCGTTTCGTCTGCGAGTCCGTCATTTTCGTTTCGATGTCCGCAATCTTGACGCCATGCTCTTGCTTGGCGAGCTCGGCCTTTACTTGCGCGTCCATCATCTTTGCTTGCGCCGATGTCAGAGCCGCTTGCGCCTCCATCTCGTCCGCAGGATTGACCGGAGGTGGTCCAGGTGGGTTTTTATTAAACAGGTTCTGCGCATCCTCGACGCCAATCATCGAGAAAATACGATTATATACCGCCGTCTGGTCAAAGGCGGCAGGATTTTGTTGTGCTAATGTGTAAATTGCAATTGCTTTTTGAATGCGGAGCGTCTGCGATGATGTATTTGGATCTGCTTTCGGCACAATGTAATTGTTGTCCAGCGCCAGAACTAACTGCTGCCGGTCACTTTGAAAATTTGGGTTCTTGTTATTGCGCCATAAAGATTCCGGATCCCGTCGGAATAAATCCCGTAGTAATCCAAATTCTTTCTGTTGCGCTTGGTGCATCCGCTTATGCACCGCGCTTATAACTTTCTGCGCTTGATCAATTAACGCAATCGTCGTTCCAACCGGCGCGTCCTGCTTTCCTTCACCTACCGCCGTTTCAGCTGTGCCGCCAACGCGTTGCGATGTTTGCTCAACCGTTTGGATAATGCTCATAAATCCTTGGCCGACATCGCGGTAAGGCAAAGGCATAAATGCTTGATTAAGTGGAACACCGTCAACGTCCATCGGCGCGACTTGGCCCGGACCAACGCGAATGTTTGTCGTTTGTTGCTTACCTGTCGAGCGTGCCATGATGCCGCCCGGAAAGTTTGCCAACATTCCGTTATCTAACGCAATTCTCCACGCCGCTGTAAGCGCTCGCGTCGCATTTCCGAGAATATGAAGTAGGCCCAGATTAACGCCAGGAAAAGCTGGCACAAAAACGTACTCAACGAAGACTTCTTTGCGGACATAGCTCTCGTCTCCTTCTTCCCACCAACGACGGATCTCAAGAACTTGTCTTGACTCCTTATCAATCGTTACGCGATAGGGGAGGGCGAGTCCTGTCTCAACGCCATCTTCCTTATGCTCAAAGCCCTGCAAGTCTAATTCGCAGTAGCACTCATAGATCTCGCGATCACTATCCTCGAGACCTAATCCCATTTTAGGCACCACGCCTACAATATCATCGAGCTTACGATCAACGATATTCAAATCCGGCATTATTGCGCCAGATGTTAACGCAACATCGCGCCAGGCACCGGCAAGCTGCATTTGCTTGACAACTGAGGGACGCATTCTTGAGCGATGCGTGATCCGCGCACAAGACTCAAGTGAAACCGCACCGTCCGATAATACAATGTCTTTACGGTCGATTGTTTCTGATACCGGGCGTCTCTTGAGTGGGTGGTAATATACTTTCTTATAAGCCTCTCCGCCGTGTCCTAGTGAGAAAAACATCCGGTCAGTGTCAGGATAATATTCAGGCGCTCCGACCGTGAGGTAGTGGTTAAAATCTTCTTCGAGCTGGTTGGCTTGCAAATCAAGTTCGACCGTGCCATCGCCCTCATTCGAGACCTTAACTGGTCCATCTGCCGGCAATAATTCACCACGCGCATTCGCCTGGAACCGTAAGACCGCTTCAAGCAAAAGTGGGTGGCGTACGACAGATATGCCCTCACTGTTTGGCTCCGACTTTGGTTCTTCTAATTTAACGCCAAGGAGCTCAATCCCTTTAACAACATCTTGCAGCTTCTGTTCCTGCCGCGTAATGTCGTCCGTTATCAGTCGCATCAGGTCGCTTGATATTCCACCCAGTGTCCCCGATCCAATATGCAACGCCAAATTTGCATCGTGATCCGACGATCCTTCTTCTGGGGCAAGTCCAAGGCCCCCAAAATTAATCGTCACCGCCCCGTCAGGGAGATCAATAACAACAGCGTCCGGTTTCTGCTTAACGAGATCCAAATCTCCAAGATCTATTATTTCCGAGCCGGGCTTCTCTGGCTGTTCCTCTTCCGGCTTGCGGATAAAACGCGGATCATCCATCAATTATTTCCCTTTAATGCGGCCCAGAGCACTCGCTCGTTATCAGCTGCTGTATAAACTCGTGGAATTGCTCAAGGCTGTTGTCAATTAACTCAGATTCTTTTGCAAGCACGACCATCTCGGTCAGCAATGCGCGCGTCTTTGTCTCATCTACAGCTGTGTTGGATAGTTCTTTTGCGATGGCATGGATGCGCGACCGAATAAATTGCGCCCGCTCCTCTATGTCATCCATTTTTAGCATAGATCTTCCGCGTAGCGTATAATAAATTATCGAGGCAGGCCCGTTTCACCTGACCATACAGTATATTATCGCGTAAATAAAGCAAAGACGTCTATATTTACCCTCATCAGACGTCGTAGATAATCGACTTCTTTCCCTGGCCTTGGAACGAGCCGCGGATGTCCATCGCGACCTCTTCCGGTCTGCGCAAGAAATTCCGCTCTCGAAGATATTTCAACGCCTGTGTTGTCGAATCCACAAAGTCATCATGCTTCGCCTTCGGGAATGTCTCCGCTTGCGTGATCACCTTGTCCGCCCAATCCTTATCCGGCGCATATATCGCCCCGTTTGCGAAGATCGGCTGCACCGCATAGGCTCTCGCGACCTTATCCAGATTGCCCGGGTTCGATAGATAGACGCCCCAGTTCGCTGTCCTGTTTAAGCGCTTTATCTCCTGCGACACCGACAGACCCGACGCCTTCGCCTCGATCAGCAGCATGTCTACATTATACTTGTTGCATGTCTCAATCACATGCTCCACCAGCCCATAGGCCGCCAGTTGCCGCTCTCGGAACGCCCGCGCATTCTCGCCCTGTTCTCTGATGACCTCCGACCCATGAATAGGCAGCCTTTTCTCCCATGCGTGCATCAACATCAGGCAGGGCACTGTATCCCGGTCATCCAATATGGTCACAACCTCAGAATCCCTGGATAATAGTCGCCTTGCCGAGGCCCCGCCTTTTTGCCAGACGCCCCATACCGTCAGCGCTGAAGGATCATTCTCCTTCTTCTCCGTATACGCCGGATCCAGACTTGCGATTATATACTCCATCGGCGGATATTTATTTGCGTCCATCAGATGCTGCGCCTGCGCCTCGGCATCATCCCAAAGTTGCCAGTATGACCGCTTTATAATCCCGCCGCCTCGTGGAGATGGCGATTGCTGAAATTGAGCCGCGGTTGCCCATGGCCCCATAACATCCTTATCTCTTTTGACAATT